CAAAGCCATATTTTAAAAACATCAAATCCGCCATACATTATAAAGGTAAAACTCCTTCACTAGTTTTTGCTAACAAGTTTAACTTTTGACACTCCATAGTAATCTTTTCTTTTAGTGCTTTGTTCACTAAAGGACCTACGGTTGAAGTATCAATACCTCGTTCTTCGCAATAATTAATTATGCTATCCATATAAGTAACACCTGGATGGTCTTTCTTATACTTCTCTATTTCTAAAGAAAATTGTTTACTATTCATTCTTACACTATATCAGGTCTTAACAGGTTTGTCAAGCAGCTGTGCCTTTTGATTTAACTTCTGGCATATCTTCACCGTTCATAGGTTCTACTAAACCACAACCTATATCAAGTATCTTTTGTAGATATCCTTCTGTCGCTAATTGATTATCTAAACTTTGATATAGACCTATGTAATTTAAACGAACAAATGCCTGACACTCTTCTAAAGTATCAAACTTATACGCTGGGTGTTTTCTTGGTTCAACATCACCATTTAAATTAATAAGCATTGCAACTATAAGAAATACATCTTTCATACTCTTTCTCCTATAGCGAAAGTTATTGGTTAGTTCTTTTTAATCTGGTCGCAAGATTTAGTATCTGCTTTTAATCCTAATTCTTTAGAATATATCCATACATAAGAATATGCTACCGTTTCGTCTTTAACGACACACTTCTTACCAAATGTTATTCTAGGATCCTTAGGTATAGAACAAGCACTTAATACTAGTCCCATAATTAAAACCATTAATATATTTTTCATTTACTCTTTCTCTGGTTGAGGTACTACAACAAAATCATATATTTTGTATAATACGCATTTATCAATTCTGTCTGGCGTTTCAATTGTTGCAATCAACTCATTATTCTTTTTGTAATGAATAACTGCAAACACAGGTTCTCCTGTCGCTTCGCCATTACTTCTGCCAAATCCTATGTGTACAGGTTTAAAACCTTCCTCTTCTAAAAAACTTTCTACTGCCGAATACTCACCACACATAATTGGTGCGTGAGACGGAAAGAATAGTCCATATGGATTTGCATATACTAAACTTGTCATCAATGTAAACATAACAACAAGTAAAGATTTTTTTAGCATTATTTGCTCCTTTTTTATAGAGGCGGCAAACAGAAGTTTACCTCTAATTACCAGGTAGTGTTTATGTCTGTTTCGTTTTCTCTTGGTAATATTTATAAAATTTTTTAATACTTTCTTGTAGTTGTGTCGAATAGTCATCTGGATTTTTAATCCATTCTTGCATACTTCCGTCTTCACCTGCGATAAGTACGACAATTTGTTCTATCTTTTTTCCGTATATCTCTTCATACATTTTTGCATAGGCAGTACATTGCAAGAAATAGTTATCAACCCAATCTTCAATCTTCTCTTTGTTCGCTGTTTTAAAATCAATTACAGACAATTTGTCTCTATATTCAGCGATACAATCTGTTTGACCTGCAAGTGTCAATTCTTTTGAGTACATAATCGCTTCAATCAAGTGTATGTTGTCTATGTTGTCAAGGTAAGGTTTCATAAGTCTAAACAGACCTAATGGTAATACACCTGATTCACTAGGTGTCTCACCTTTTAAATAATTCTCAACTAAAGTATGTGTCGCTTTACCTCTACCGGCAGCTCTTCGCATTTCAAAATTGGCAACTGCTTCGCCAATATTCTCACGCCATTTCTTTAGACCTTCTGATTTTCTGATTGATAAGATAGATGTAATTGATGGATATGATTTACCATCAATCTCGTAAAAACGAATACCGTTTTGATTTTTGCCTTTTGTTTGAGGCAGTAATTGTTTATTCAAGTCAATAAATTTAAATTTTTTAGCCATTATGTTTCTCCAATTTAGTCTCTATTATATAATATCCAATTTAGTTTGTCAAGCACCTATGTGGTTCGGAAGTCTTGTAACATATCGTTTACATCTTCCTTACTAAATTGTCCAAGCGCTCACTCTGGTTTGTACTCAACATATTGAGTTTTACCATTATCGTCTCTAAATGCTCTTAATGTTGATTTTCTGTTGTCTGTTGGCGACTTGTACGAACAATGGATCCACCCACTATTCGGTTCTTCAGGATTATGGTATTCCAATATCAATTGGTCATAATCTAAATTTTCAACAATCCACTTTGCCAATTCAGCGTTCGGAGTGCCAAAGATTTCGAAATCGGCGGCTTGCCCCTTAGCGTGCTGTGAATTTACGGAACTTCCGATTGCTACACACAATTCTGGACTACGGAACCCACTTGATACCGTTACCGGAGTTGCGTAATGGTCACGGACAGGTTGCAATATGTTTTCACATAACTTCTGCAATGCTGTAATCTGGTCATCATTAGGATTATTATTAATACCTTTTCGCTCAGCCGTTTGCGAAGCAGTCAGTTCCTTTAAACTAAAGTTTTTACTTAACTTCATTAATTTTTACCTCTTGTTAATTTGAGTATTTTATCTATCTGAGCTTTTATAATCGGACCTCTATTTGGCCAATGTATATAAGGCTCATCAGACTTTGATAGATTATAAAGAAATGGTAATATAATTTTTTCAAGTTCTTTAAATCTTGCGTTAGTCTCTTCGTCTGTCACCTCTTTTGTTATAGTATCTTTTTCTGCAACGATTTGAAATATCTCGTTCATCGCTGACTTGATTGAAGATACATCTTTTTTCAAGTCTTTTAATTCATCTGTACTAGCAATCTTACTAGTATCAATAGTAGGAGATTTAGGTGCCTCAGCGGCCGTACCTGCAATACCCCAATCATCATTTAGGTCAAAACCTCTCATATAATCAGGTATGTCTTTACTCATCATTGTCTCCTCTTATGTCGTGTAATATATTTTGACTAATAGTATGTCCTGTTTTATGTTTCACTCCAAAATCTATTACATTATAACCTAAACTAACACTATTCTTTTGTGCGATAGCAACACTTGTACTACCTACTGACAAGAAACCCAAGTTTATACTTGAGCATTGTGGTAATAAAAACAGGCTTAATATTATTAGATATCTCATTTGATAATTTTATGTTTCTTTAATACTTGTCTTGTTTTGATTTCTTTAATTGATTTTTTGCCGTGTCTGTCTGCCATCGGCGTACCTGGATTGCGTTCAGCTATCTTTGATTGTAATTCTTTCCAGCCTCCATCATTTTTGATACCTCCAGTACCACTTATGATATTTATGCTACTGACTTTCTGCTGAATATGTGAATTGTGTTTTAAATATGTCTCTTTTTCAGATATAGACATAAACTCACTAAACTCTTTGCCTGTCTTTGTATTTAAGAAATCGTAAGTAGGCATTATTTTAAACTTAAATGATATTGTACTTGACTTGTTACTTCAGCCATTTCTTCTAAAATAGAATCAATATCTATAAACTGGTGTAACTCGTTCTTTTGTGCTATATCATAAGAAGTTTTAGAAATGTCTTGTCCGTATTGTACAATTTCTGAAACCGTATGTTCAATACTTTGAAAGTTTTGTAAAGTGTGTTGACCTGCCGAGATATGTATTCTCTTATTTGTGTTGCCTTGGTAAGTCTCAACTAACTTATCGTTTAACGCATTTAACTTCGTATAATATTCGCCTAATGCTTCGTGTTGCGAATAACTTGTTGTCTGCCAATGTGCCAATTGTATATTATTTAAAAATACAATTGTCTTTCCAACTAGTGTTTCAATCATCATAATTTGCCTTTCTAAACTTTGTAATTATGGACCTTTGGTTTAAGGTCTTCTTCTTTTTTCTTCTTCTCTTTTTCTATAACATTATTTGCAACTATGTATGCTACCATAAAACCTACTATGGTAATTAATATACCTAACACACCCATTAATAATCCGTATTCTAAATTCATTACACAGCCTCAAATAATTCGGTATCTAATAATTCTTGTTGTTTACAACCGATAGTAAACCACTCTGGTATTGTTGCAGGTTTTGACCATACAGCAAATCTTTTCTTTTTCATAATATAATATTTTCTGTATGAAGGAACAACCATAATCTTGTTGTCTTCATCATACACTTTACACTCGTCAGGCATTGCTGGTGTAGGTAAAGTACCTATAACATTAAGAGGTGCATTTTTAGGTGGCACACTCAATAAGTCACCTAATAGAATAAACGATTTATGACCACCTGTCTTTTTGTTTTTAGGAAACCTGTTCATAAATTCATCATTAAGTGCTTTGAAGTGTCTGTATAACCATATGTAATTGTAAGCAGACTTCATTACCCATTTTGTACTAGGGTGACCTAGCCAACCTGCTTTGTAAATAGTTGCTTCTTCATTAGGATTATCTAAACGCCATCTTTTGATATTTCTACCGTTCTTTGTTTTGTCCATATATTCAGTACCGTCTAACACTCTTTTTGCTGTACACAACATCTGAGCGCTTTCTAGTATCATCTTAACAATATGTTTATCACAACTCATCTGAGCCGCAACAACGGGATCTTTATCTAAAGCAAAAATATTCATTAGTTTAACCTCGCCTGTTTACCATATTTTTTAACTAACTTCTGATATGTTTTAGACCAAAAGTTATATGCCCAACTGCCATCTGCGACCTTACTCATCATCTTCAGGCAGTTATTTTGTAGTCTTTGTGCTTTCATAGCGTTTATTATATACAAACTATACATCTTTGTCAAGCTTTGATTTCACTAAAGTTGCGTCATTTTTACTAGTTTTTGGGTCAAAATCTGATATTTGTTTGTTCATTAGGTTATTATCAGGCATTTCCATACTAGATTTACCATTCCACTCTAATATCTGATCCATTTTGATTCGTATCTCGTCTGGATCCAGACCCATTGCTCTAATCTCTTTGTCACCTAATAAGGTAAAAAACCTCTCATAGTCTTCGTTTGTTAAGTTCTTTTTAGCAAACTTTTTAAAAAACTCTTTATAGTTTTTATTCTGTTTTATACTTTCTGCAAGTTTCTTTTCGTCTCTTTTTAATTGTAAATCTTCTTTTCTATTCTTTCTCTTCTTTATATCTTCTCGTCTTGCTACCCAACCTGCAAGTGATATATTGGCCGCTATCAATAACAATACTGCCAATGGGTCAAATACAAATATCAATACTATAATAACCCACCTTACTGCCTCGTCAAAATAGTCTTTTGCATTATCACCATAAATTAATTCTGCAATATATTTTAGAGGTCCTACTTCTGCCTCTATCTTCGCTTGGTCTAATTCTATTGTGTTCTTCTCTAACATTAACTTGTCTATGTTATCCATAGCATTGTCAATTGTTAACTTTAATTCTTTTCTCTCTTCTTCTTGTTTTCGTCTTTCTCTTAAACCTCTTGTTGCATATTCTTTATTTAAATATACTTCAATAGATTTATCAAGTTGTAGTAAAGTCTTTTCTGCTCTTTCTATAACTCTCTCTTCTTGTAATATTCTCTGGTCTATTAATGTAATCTTACTTGTATAATTTGTAGTAGGAGTTACTTGGTCTAAATGTGCCTTTGATAAGAAACCAAATATACCCATTGATGTAACAAATACTAGCACAATTACCGAGGTTGTCAAGTAATATTTTATTGTTTTAGGTAAGTTCTTATTGTGCCAGTTTTGATATAACCAACTTGCTGTAACTAACTTACCTACTTCTAAAACACCACCCATAATCATAATCGGTATCTTCGCACCTGCAAAGATAGCGGCTAAACCTAGTATACTATACAAGGCAGCCACGGCCGATATTGATATTGCTGATAGAAATGCTATTATACCCAATGTTTATCTCCTATGTACTATATATTCGTAACCATCAAGGTTGTCTAGTTTTCTTTGTGTAAAAGAATAATCTTTGTTATCAAGGTATACTCTCATCTTTTTAAATATTTTATCTGATTGTCTACCTGGAAAACAACTACACACATCTTTTTGCCAGTTACCTGTAAAGTAAACTTTCCTCTGGCCTCTTTTCATTCTCTCAAAAATTATAAACGATTTATTAATCATATCTTTAAGATAAGGATCCATATATGGTCTATTATCTTCTTTGATGTTCATATAACTTTCGTTCATCCAATCGTTAGGTCTTGGCATTACATATTCTCCTCTAGTTTTCTTATTTTATTAATAATAAAGATTACTCTTTTATCATAGTCTGGTGTTGTACTAAACTTCTCAATATGTTTGACAAGTTCAATAGGGTCTAACACACCTGTTGTTGCCTGCATTTGTTTTCTTACTTCTCTAAATTCAGCATACGCTGGGTGTTCATTAAGTATTCTCATATATTCTTTGACACTACTACACTTGGTCGCAAATATTCTGACACCCCAACCTCTCCACTTCTTAACACCAAGTGGTACCATATGTGGCGTATCTTTATTCCAAGTTCTAATACCAAACAGATTATTACCATCAACTGCAAATCTACTTGTACCCCAACCACTCTCTAAAGCGGCCTGTGCTGTTATCATTTCATAAGGTATTCTCATCACAACTGGTTGTGTAAAGTTTAGATAATCAATACATTTGTGCATAGCCTTAACGAATTGTAAATCGTTAGCATATGCAAACTCGGGTTCTCGTAAATCAAGTTCTTTAAGTTTTTCTAGGTAGGCAGCTTCGTATTTCTTATCATAATCTTTTAAGATATATTGATTAGGAAAAAACGAACCTGTAACATATGTAAGAGTTATAACTAGTATGACACCGATAACTCTCTTTGCCCAATATTTAAATTTTTTAAAATACTCGGCATATCTCTCTTGTTTTTTCATCACTCTTCTCCTCATTATATAATGATAGTCTATATCATATTAATGCCGGCTCTTTTCATTTTTGGAGCAAACGAATAGAACAGCTTATTATGATTGCCACTATCTCCTGCATTTCTCATTTGATACAAATGGACGATTTCGTGTGCCAATGTATCTATGAATTGTCTTTTTGTTTTGTAACAAGTATTCATTTCTAAATGGAACACGCAAGTTCCTTTTCTACTCCACTCCCATTGAGTAACTTGTCCATAACATTTTTGTCTTCTCAAATCTTTAATAACAATATCATTAAAGGGTGCTAATTTACCATCAAACACAACATCATTGATATACTTAAACCATTTTTTAATATCTTTGTATGTTGTATAATATTTCGTTGTTTCACTTTCAGCCTGCACCTTCTTTTTTAAAGTCGCATATCTAACCGACTTCGGTTTACTAGGTCTCGGCATTTTATTTCTCTCTTATTTTCTTTGTAGTTTTTCTATTCTTTTTCGTTCTCGTTTATCAGAATAATCTAACCATAACCAACTAAATCCGCCACCTAATAAGATAACCCATACCTCCATAGGCGCCACACTATACATCAATTGGGTAGTTATATAAAGTGCCTCAAAAATTGAGTCCATATCACCTCCCTACTTTGTTAACGATTCTTTGTACGCTTTGTCAATACCATTTACTCTTATTTCGGCGGCAATACCTTCTAAAATAGCAGGTAAATGCTTCTCTAAAGTAAATGTCATATCAATAGCCATTTTATGTACTAACATCTTCAATTCAGAAGATAGCACTTGCGAATGGTCTATGTTTCCGTTTATTGTTTCTTTGATTATATGAGCACCTGTCGCCACAACTGCGTCATCAGCTTTTGCTTTCTGCATAGTCAAGTGTAGACCTACACCCATTAACCATATAAAGAAACACATATACAGAAAAGTCTTTATCACATTAAACATTATATACCTTCCGTTATCATTATGTATTTATTCTATACGATTTCGGGACCTTTGTCAAGCAAAAAATACCCTTATTTTATGCAACTTTTAGTTGTCTAAATTTTGACAAAATCGTCATTCCACCCAAACGCCTCTTTAACTAGATTCGAAGTAAGACCTTTATATACATTATTCAGTTTCTTCTCTTTTACATTAATCAAAAGGTCTGCTTCTGTTTCGTGTAAACCTTCTAAAATCTGAATAAACAAAGTTTCTTTTCTAACTTTAGTTAATGAATTGTCTGCACCTCTAACAAAGTGCCACAATCTTTTACTTTCTTGGTCAAGGTAAGTATGTTCAGTTCCTACTGGTGCTTCATTACGAATATATGGTGGTTGACCTGCCGGTAAATCCCATTGGATTTTCGGGTCAAATGCACCTTTCAATATCTGTCTTAAAGCAGGA